TCATCATCTCCGCATAAGCATTTCTCTCTTTTGAGTGCTTTTGGTAATTCACAACACCTGGTTGTTGTTTAGCTAAGAATTTAATCTCCGCATTTGAAAGTTGATACTTGATGCACATCTGAGCATCTATCCAGAAAGTATCAGCATCTCCTCTATGCCAATTAAAGTCATTTCTCTCTAAATCCAATAGCAAGTCAACCACTTCTTGACCTCGTTGGCTGTCTAGCAGTTCATTGCCAACAGGCTTAGTAGCCATGACTTCAGCTATCCACTCTAGCCAAATAGTATCTCCCATCTATTCCACCTCCTCAACTTCCACGCCCTCGCAATCAAAAACCCAGCCAAAGCCTGCTTCTTCTAATTGTTTACGGGTGTGATGTGGTCGTCTGTTGCCTTTAATATTAGATGAAAAGAAATATCTTTTGATGCCGTAACCGTATACTAGAATATTCTCGTTTATATCCCCTTTCACTTTCACCATATACAGCTTTTCCTTGGCTGTGTAGCCGTCTAGCCATGCGCGAGCGAATGTTTCTTGGTTCTCCCAGCTCTCTAGCCACTTATTAACTCCCGGACTTCCATAAACCATAGCGCCAGATAAAGAGTAGACAGATTTCGCTACCTCAATCCAATCCGCTACAAACTGCGGTACTGTAACTTTCTGCGGTTCGTCTAGTTGTTCAATTCTTTTGATAATTCTATTTACATCAACACAATTTATAAATTGATTTTTATTTTCTTTTAAGGCATTACAATAATCAATCAACTCTTTTTTATTCATTTTCTTGCTCCTTTAACTGTTCTTCATACCTTTTCAGTTTCTTCTTCCAAAAATCTCTTTCAGCAGCTCTCATGTGCACCGCTGATTTCTGGCTTGGTTTCTTCAGTTCTTCAATTCTTTCTTTTGCCACTTCGATTGAATGTTTCAAAACTTCAATCATGGCTTGTTTGTTGTATTTCATGTTTTAACCTGATTACTAAAAATCCAGCTCTTGCCCCTCATGGCTCAAAGACACAAGAGCTAGCAAATTCTTTATACGTCATTCGTCCAAGTCTGACGCATATTCTAGCTCGCTTTTAACGTGGTTCGCGGCACGTTGATTTTGTTGCTAAGTAATAGCAATCTATCGCACCATAATCAAAACGTACATCATCTTTTCCGATATATTTTTTGAATTTTGGTCTGGTAATACCTGAGAAAGCCCATTGATGGTCTTTCATCCGTTCGATAAGTTCATCCACATTGTTAAAACTTCCAAGGTAAAACTTGCAGTGTCCATTGTAGACGAAATAGAGCTCAATCATTTTTGCAAAACTCCTTGTAGATTTTTTCGAAAATTTCTGACACCAATTTTTCAGGTATATTAGATCTCTCGTTGTATGATTTTGAGAAATTCTTCCACTCTATTTCCTGCTTGATAATTTTATTTTTTAGATTAAGTTCAATATTGCTTCCAAAAATCGTCCGTTTTTGTAAAGGATAATCATAATTATTGTATCTAGCTAGATTTTTGTATGGAATTCTGAATCCGATAATATCCTCAATGTAAGGCCATAATCTGTCAGCTGCTGGATTCTCAATAACCCAAAATTGTGGTCTATATCTTTTTATGATTTCTATTGTGTTGAAAGCTGTTAGCTCGCCATTGACCCTTTTTAAAAATTGCCTATCGTACTGATAATTTATATAGGCTAATTCGTAATCCTGATTTGCCCTGATCGTGAACGGTGAAGGTCTTACTTGTGGAGCAAACAAGCTATCAGACACATCATTGCGTTTCCAACACGCATTCCCATTTTCCATTGCAGAAGCATTTGACCAACTTTCACATGGTGGACTAGCTATTACAAGGTCAGGCTTTGGTAATTTATCTAACACATTAAAGAGCGTGTTATCTCCAAATAAACGTTTGTAATCAGCAAGGTCCAGATTTGTAAAATGATTGTTCTTGTTTTCTATATCCATTCCGATTGAATAGATTTCAATATTCGCCCCCCCGAACTATTCAGAGAGTTAGCACCCTTGAAGTAAGAACCATTCCCACTATCAAAAAGTGCCCAGACTACCATTCTTTTGATAATCAATACCTCCTTTCATCCCTTCACCTCCACTGGATAGAAGTTTCCAAAAGAGCTTCTTAGCGCTCTTCCTACTTGTATTGCTGCTCCACGAGAAGCAAACTTCATTGCTTTTCTTTCATCAGAAAAAGAAATATCTATTCCAGTAACTGCCACATCGACAGATTTCAAGAAAGGTTTGTCTTCTTTTGCGCCATGCTTTAAGATAAACATCATTTATCTCCTTTCTCTAGTCGGTTAAGTAATTCCTTTTTACGTCGTTCAAGTTCTTCCTTGGTTTCTTCACTTGTTGTATTTACATAATCTGGATTAGACCATTCTGGAACATTAGATTTTTTGTTTGGTTGATTTTTCGAGCCTTTATTTTTACTTTCTTTAAAAGCTCTCTCTCTTTCTTCTACCGCTGCAATTGTCAAAACTCCATCATTTTTCCAATTAGTCAAGATAGCCTTGATGTAGCTAAAATTTCTTTTGCCATTATCAGCAGCAAGACCAATTGCTTTCAAGACAACCTTCGCTTCCATACAATCAAGAGTGACAAATTCTTTTAGTATTTCAAATTGAGTTCCATCTAACATAGCAATTCGAGATTGATATTCTTCTACGATGATTTCAATAGGATTCTCATCTTTATCTATATCTTTCTCTTTATCTATATCTTTATCTATATCTTTATCTATATCCCCGTTGCGTTTTGTTGCATCTGTGTTGCATTGCAACGCTTTTTGAAACTCTCGATGCTTGCGAGATCTACGGGTACTTGCAGTTTCGCTACCTACCATTTCAGGAACTTGTTCCAAAAAATAATCTCTGTCAGACTTTTTCGTCAACAGACCTTTACTCTCCAAGAAAATCAAAGTGATTTTAATATCTTCAATATTTTCATCGATAACCAGGGATAGTTCCTCGGCTAAATTATCAGCTAAACCGTCATAGTAAATACGACCTCCATCTTCTAAACTAATCAACATCATTTTCAGATAGATAATAGTATGTGTGTCACCGCCAGCGATTTTACGAAGCAATTTCATTTCTTTAGATTTAAAAAAATCTTGAGTGAGTTGTATCCAAAAGTAACGTTTATTTTTTAAAGTCATACACCATCCCCCCAATATTCTCTTAAGTCAATATTCATAACAGCAGCAAGATTCTTTTGCTCAGTTAGGATTTGACGACGATAAGGCGCAAGCCCAGCTTGTCGCTCCTCCTCACTTCGTGGCAAGTAATATCCGTTTGGTTTCGTCTTCTTAGCCACAATTGGATGTCTAAAATTAACTCGAAGACTTTCAATGACTTCTTCTAACTTACGTTTTGAAAGTCCAGTTTCGATACGAATTTCACTCGCTTGAATGGGCAGGTCGAAAGTCGCGCAATTCATGATCATGTTTAACACACGGATTTCCATCTCACTCATTTCACGACTAACACTCATGTCTTTGCCCTCCATTTTCTTGGATTCTGACGGAAATTCAAAGTCATTTCCTGATAAAGCAAACGCCCATTTTCTTCTAAGAGATTCGCATTTTGACTTCTTAGAAGGTCATTAATTCTTGCTTCTTCTTGATAGTCGCTAGCCAGTCTGTCATAATCTTCGATGCATGCTCTAAAAATTTGTGGTACATCCTCAAGCGATGAAGCTAGTCCTATAGGTGGTTGGGAATCATAAGTGAATCCTCTATCACAGTTTTTCAAGTTTCTTCGGGCAACTTCTCTAAAATCCTCAGTTTCTTCGATGATGACTACTACATTTTGTTCATCCGATTTTTCATTTTTAGCAGTCAGTAACATCAGGATAAAAATCCCGATAAAGATAGCCGCCAAGCCAAGCAGTTGGCTTGATAAAGTTGGTTCTGTCATTTTGTTCTCCTTACGCTCTTAATTTTCGTACTTGTTTTTCTAACTCTAAAATCTCATAAACATCATTGACATCGTACATAATATCTTTCCCTTGCTTACGATATCTTAATCCTTTACGTTCTAACTTCTTAATATAGCTATGAGTGAAGCCAAACTTCTTCATCAAAGCCTGTTGATTGATTGGCATACGATCATTCTCTAACTGCTCCTTGACCTGCTTTTCAGCAAAAGCCAATAATTGATTGGTGAACAATTCAGCATTTTCGCCGTCCAATCGTAATTGTAATGTTATACCTTCCATTTTTTACATCCTCTCAACTATGCGGGCAAGCATTTTTGTGATATAATGGTTTTAATTATTTAAGTATGCGCCTGATTTCCGTCAGGTGCTTTTTTTTTTTAGTTATAAAGTTACCGTTTTGGTGACTTTCTTGGTAAAAAAATATCTTGCAAAGGTTTATCAAAAAAGCTACGCAAGAAAAACATTTCATCCTGAGTAAAAGCACGTTGTCCCTTCTCTTTCTGACGATATGCTGTTTCAGAAATGCCAAGTTTTTGGGCTAATTCTTTCTGAGTAATACCTTTTTCTTTTCTTAGTTGATACAAATAAATTTGCACGTTCCTACCTCCTTATCTAAATTCATCTAAGCTGACTTCCAGTGCATCAGCAATTTTGCACATATTCGTCCACGACATCTCTTTTAATCTTCCGGCCTTTAGGTTTGAAAAATTAGATGGATGGACATTTGATTCTTTGGCTAATCTATACATTGACCAATCTTTTGACTTTAATTGTTGTTCAATCTTACTCCACATAAAAAACCACTATATGTTGTGTTTATCTAACACTTAACATCCTTTCTTACACTATATGTTGACAAATAAAAATATTTGAATTATAATATATCTTGA